ATGTATGTGTGAGGAAAAAATTGATGAGTTTATAATATCTGTCATTAAAACTGCATCCATAATACCAATTTGTGCCAATGCAAAGTTTGCAAGTGGTGCATTCACTGCCGTTAATGAAGAGATTGGTCCTACTGTATTAATGCAACCAGGAACTGCAATTGGTGCAACTGCACTTGGCACACCTAACGATAAACCACCTAAACTAGAAACGAATCCTAGTGGTCCAGCATATACACCAGTGCCTGCATTTACCCTTGTTGAAGAACTTATAAAGTCTGCACTAATTGAGCCGGAAACTACCAAATCAGCAGCAAGATGAAAGTGGTCCGCAGCAGATAATCGTAAAGCTCCTCCAAAATTCTCATTTGCGCTAATCGAAACATCATCGTCACCCGAAATAGATATATCCCTGTGTGACCTTACGTTGGTTCTACCTTTTACAAGAACATTATAATCACCTGCAACTTGAGTATTCATATCACCCAGTACATCGATGTTGTAATTACCTTCTACAGTTAGATTACAAGTTCCCTTAACGATTACATTCTTATTCTTTATAGTGATTTCGTATCCATCACCATACACCTTGTGTACTTCATCACCATCAGGATGCATTTCAATAAATGTTCCAGACCGATGGTTCAATCGTATGCGTTCACGGGTTGGTGTGTCATCCATCTCAAATGTATGACCTGATTCCGTTTGTGTTACACTATTGTATGGATAAGTTGGTTGATAATCTGTATTGGCCGCAGACTCTGGTTCTGTCCATAAGTTATCTGAAGGGGAGAATTTTATATCACTCATAGTTTAGGGTGCCGATTTCTTTTGGTCTTGTGGTGCAGTATCCGCAGCAACACTTTCTGCTGTCGGCAGTTTACTTGTATAATTATCAATTGTTCTGTTTGCTTCTATTAACTCAGATTCACTTACAGGATTTAAAAGGCCAACCGTAGCTGATCCAACAATAGCCACCGCAGTAACAGCTATTTGTGCAGTCAAATTAACTGTTCGGTAAGCTTCTGTTGCAAGTTCTCTCCCTGCAGCAATCACCTCACCCACACCGGTATCAACTGTCAACTGTTCAAAAAAATCAAGGAACACATTACGTATCACTATTAGTAATCTATTTAAACAGTCTTGCAACAAAGCCAAAAGTTTTGCTGGTAGTCCAAGAATCCATTGAATTATTGCGCGTACATTTGTAATAAAAGCCAGAACATATTTCTCAAAATCTAAAATTGGTTCTAATATTTCTTTTTGCACACGTTTTAAAAACCTAGTTATAGTTTTCATTTTATCTATCAGCTCAGAGTACACTCCTGTTGGTTCTAAGCCTAAAGCTAACATGATTGCACGTATACCCTCTCTTATTTTATCCGCAACAGCTTTAAGAAACTTTTTCAATGCAATATTTTTTTGCATTTCACCAACAAAATCACAAACATGTGATAGATTTCGATTTGAAAATGCAATCATCGTGTCTCCAAGAACACCTCGAGCTAATGCTGGTATTGTTGGATTGCCAGATGTTGGACCATCATTAGTAAATAATGGTCTCAAATTTTGATTACTAGTCCGAGGTAAACTATGTGTTGCCATTATGCTTGTATTCCAGGTAGAACACCCATCATAACAGGTGCTTGTGCGGATTCTCCATCCATAAAGAAACCAACTATCCAGTCACCAAGTCTTGGTGCTGAAAACGATTTCGAATTATTTATTGGATATATTGGTAAAGCCCAAGGTAAATCTTTGGTCGGTAAATCCATAACATTGTCTGTATGCCAACCGAATATGCGTACCTTACACCTGCCTAAAGCCAGTGTGTCTGCTCTGTCTTCAACAACACCAACCCACCAAATAAATCCATCTTTACCAATAAAATTATTCATTTAAATTTCCTGAATTTCCCTGCGTTTCATAACTAGATTTCAAACTTTCTTTTGCCAATTCCAAAACTGTTTGATACACACCTTGTGTTTGTATGATGTGTCGAACAGCTGTCACCAAATATATCCCAGAAAAATATGTATCGAGTGCTCGGGTTGCATTCTCCGCATCGCCACCAAATTGTAATGAGTAGAGTAAAATGTTAACAGTTCTTCCTGCTGTTATGGTACTATCTCCAGGTATTATTGCTTTCATCACTGTGTAGTTAGACAAAGCAATTTGTGCTGACCTGTTTGGCACAGAAGTTTCTATAAAAATATCTTTTCCAACTTGACTTTCGCCTTGCTTTATATATGGCCTGTTAATTTGATTAGAATTACTGAAAGCAAGTTTTAACGAACTATCATACATATCTGTTAATTTTTTACCAAATCTATTACTTGGTGATCCAGAGTTTGAGTAACCAGTCAATTTGTCTTTATTGAAATCGGTAATAGTCCTTTTTCTCAACAACGGATCAATACTTATCAATCTGTTTGCGTATATACCAGAAGCTGTTGCATCAAGTGTGTCATAAGTTTTCATAAATTCATAGTCTATAATATTAAAATTATTCTCGTAACTATTTTTGAAGTCTAAATTGGACGGTTGATATTTGTAAGTTGCATATGGTGTTGCCGTAAACATAGATTGTAATGACTGGAAATAAAATCCATCATTAGTTTCATAGAACAACATGTCCGCACCTGAGTCCCTATTGTCTCGGCGTTCCGGCCTAGCATATGTAGATAACCAACTAATGGATTCAAATGGTTTTAGTTTTGGTATAACGAAATCATAAACACCATAAGTATTTTCAATTTTCTGTATTTTTGATCCGTTCACTTTCAGACCATTGTTAGTATCTCTTAATATACTATCAACAATTTCAGATATCGTTTGGCCCTTAAAAGATTTGGATATTTTTATTTGTTCAGATAAAAACAATTCTTCTGAACAAAAATACATTGTGAAAAATTCTGTTGTTTTATTGCCTAAAGGCTTTCTGTTACCAATCTTATACAGTCTATATTTTCTAGAATTTTTTTCAGATTTTTGTTGTGAGCTTGTTTTACCATAAGTAATTTCAATTATTTCAGAACCATCTAATTTAAGCTTCTCAATTAAACCAACAGCATCACGCAACACTACATTACCTGAACACGCAAAAGCGTATATGTCTTCAAAAAAAGACAATTCAACAACAAGATATTTTAGTTTATATACATTTCCAGAATCTGTAGTTATATCTACAGCTTCTAAACTAAAATCTTGTGGATAATAAAAACCACCATTTGGTGCATCTGTATCTTCCATATTATTTCATTAAATCCATAAAATCTTTTTCAAATTGGTCAATAAATGATTTGTTTAACAATTTTATACTTCTTTTAGTTTCATTCAGTTCAAGTTCGTATGTGTAATTTGAAACTGTTCTCAGGTTTATTATCACATCAACGGTTTCTGTACCAAATGTATAGGTTGTAACTTGTCCAAAAGGTGGTCCTTCGTCCAACACAATGTCACCCAGTCTTATGATAGTTGTATCAACTGTTGTTGTGATATCCGAATCTGTGCCGGAGGTTCGATTTGTCTTTGTCACAACTTTTTCAAAATGGTGTAACTCGTCTTTTGCTTGTTGTATTGTGTTATATTTTTTAACAATATAATTTTGAAAATTATTTGTGTCTAGTGGCCAATCCCATTGTGGATCATTCATTTGATTAACATATAATACCACCCAATATCTATAAGAATCGCCATAATATTTGTATGCTACAATTTCCGGTGTGTCACCGTCTTGTATGTCATAATCATAAAAATTTAATGTATTGTTCAACAGATTTGGAATTATGCTTGCTCTGGCCAATAGATTGGTGTATATTGTAGATACACCATTTGTATTGGTATATTGAACTTTAGGTAAAGAATTAAAATATTGCATTTTAGTATCCAGCATTCACTTTTGCACGGTCAATCAGTACGATTTCCTTCAATTGAATTGCCATAGTCGTTTGTACTGGTGCACCATCACTGTGTGCAGCCCACCCATTTGGCGCATAATTAACATCAACCGATTCTACAACACATCTTTCTAACTTTGGTAAATTTGGATTTATTTTACCTTGAAACTGAAATTCTACACCAAATAACGCAGGTGGAACGAAGAACATACCAGCTCCAGCTGCGGCTGTTTTTGGTGCCGACCACATCCTAAACATTTTGATAATTTTATTAACATCTTCCGCTTCTCTTTGTGAATAGGGTGTGAAGGTGAAAGATAGATTGAATTCTCTGAACTCAATACCCTGAAACAACATCTGTTTTTGTGGATTAAAAACATAACCGGCTTTGTTTAAAGCAAGTTTAGCAGCGTCATTATTCTGAAGTTTGTCAGTTACTTTACTAACTACACTACCAATTAATGGTAATGCACCAGCTGCCGAAGCTATTGTTGTAGAATCATCATACACCATATTTGATGTAATGTTAAAATTCTCCGGCATATAGAGCGCAATATAACCTACCGGTATACCTTTTCTATCAGTAAATTCTCTTATGCCACCACCAACAGCATTTAATACAGATTCTCCTCCAGAAATTGATGCGTCAATTGCTTGGTTAGTAGCCGACCTAGGATCAGACACCACATCACCCACAAATCCCGCAGCGCTTGCTGCGCCGGATCCAATAGATTGTGCGGAGTTTGAAAAAGCCGAACCGAGATCGGTATCAAATAACTTGCCGGCTAGGTTTTTTAAGAAAGCTCCAACATCTTGTAATTTTGTTTCTTGTATCTCTTCTATCGTAAACAGAATCGAGTGTGACTTTGTTGCACTACCCAAATCTCTTGGATATTGTACATATTCCAGTCCACCTTTTCGATATAGTGAACCTAAAGGTCCGCCAAATATTCCTGCGGGAATGTTTAAACCACCTATAGATGTTGGTATTGTGATAAGTGCCATTGTTTTTCTTAGAAAAGAGTGTGTATAAAATCTATTTATGTATCATATCCACAAAAAGAAATCACATATATATTCATAACTGACGTTCCACACCGGCGTTGGATCGGTATACACACAATTATTTATGAACTATGGCATATTCCGGCACATTTAAACCAACAAACCCACAAAAATACATGGGTGACCACAAAAATATCATATATCGCTCGAGCTGGGAGTGTCGAGTGATGCATTGGCTTGATAAAAATCCAAATATTGTATCGTGGGCATCAGAAGAGTTGATAGTTCCGTACAAATCTCCCGTGGACAATAAGTTTCATCGTTATTACCCAGACTTCTTAGTCAAAGTACGCACCAAAGAGGGTAAACTAAAGACTTTGATGATTGAGGTTAAACCTAAAAAACAGACACAAGAACCTAAAAAGCAGAAGCGTGTCACTAAACAATACATAAATGAAGTCACTACATGGGGTGTTAACAGTGCTAAATGGAAAGCAGCAAATGAATATTGTCAAGATAGGGGCTGGGCCTTCCAGATTATTACAGAAGATGACCTTGGACTGTAACTAAATATCCAATGATAACGAAATCCATACTAACCACACTGACCGAACAAAAGATTGCAGCTGAACATCCAACGATGAGCAGTGAGTCTTTGAAATGGTTGATGCAAAAAATTGCAGGCCTGAGAAATCCAGGTCGTTTGTCTATTCCTATCACAAAAGAAAAGGAAAGATGGACGAGACCGGCCGATAGACAAAAATTCTTGATGGGTGGTATGTATTACTTTGTGTATGATCCTAAAACCAAAAATGACTTGCCTTATTATGATAGATTCCCTCTGGTGATACCACTAAAGCGGCAATCTGATGGATTCATTGGTTTAAACATACATTACTTACCACTTAGATACCGTGTAATCTTCCTAAAGAAGTTATTGAGTTTTGCTTTATACAATGACGAGGATGAAATTAAACGAGTCCGGGTGACTTATCCTATGTTGGATGCGTCATCTAGACTAAAAGAGTTTAGACCTTGCCTGAAGAAGTACCTGTACAGTCACATAAAATCCAGGATTCTTGCTGTTGAACCAGAAGAATGGGATGTTGCAACATACTTGCCAGTACATCAATTCAAAAAAGCACAACCAAAAGAAGTCTGGAAAGATTCACTAGAAGAAATAAGGAACAATTAAATGCCTAGATCAATCAGTGATTTTAAATCAAGTTTTTCAGGTGATTTGGCCAGACCAAATAGATTTGATGTAAACATTCCTATACCAGTGACATTGATTCCGTACATCTCAACCGCAAGAGCTCTTACATACAGATGTGAAAACGCACAACTTCCAGGTAGAACATTTGCAACAACGGAACAAAAAACTTATGGACCAGTTGAGAAACATCCATACCTCACTACATATGCTGACATAGATTTGACTTTTATAATTGATGACAACATGGAATCAAAAGTGTTTTTTGATGCATGGTTGAACTATATCAATCCAATGTTTAATTACAATATGAGATATAAAGAAAATTATGCAACAACGATTACGATTAATCAATATGATGTTACAAACAAACTTTCATATTCTGTGAATTTATATGATGCATTCCCCATTTCCATGAACCAATTAGACTTAGATTGGAATGCAGATGGTTATCATAAACTGTCTGTAACTTTTGCATATACTTATTGGAAAAACAATTCGTTACAAGCAATAGGTATGGAATTGCTCGATGCTGGTCTAAACTCGGTGGCCACAAGTGTAGGTGGACTTGGTGGTGGTGCAGCTGGCGGCATCGGAATAGGTTTCAACTCAATTGCTCAATCATTGGAGTCGACCGTTAAAATTGAAAATAATTAAGGAGATATTATGGCTTTACCAAAACTTGAAGTGCCAACTTATGAACTGGAATTACCACTTTCTAAGAAGAAGATAAAATACAGACCGTTTCTAGTAAAGGAGCAAAAAGCTCTTTTGATGGCAATGGAATCTGGTGATGCACACAGCATACAACACAATGTACGGGAAATATTGGATGTATGTACACTATCCAAAGATTTTGATATCGATGAACTTTCGATAGTTGATGTTGAGTATTACTTTATTCATCTGAGAGCAAAGTCTGTTGGTGAAATTTCAGAAACAAAATATCGTTGCAATAATGAAGTTGAAGATGGTAAGACTTGCGGCAATGTTATGGAAGTAAAGATTAATTTGATGGAGATTCAACCTGAGTATCAGGAACATATTGATCCTGAAATTCAATTGACTGACAAAATTGTTATTAAGATGCGTTATCCACCATTTAAGTTAATAAAAGACTCGGTTGATATTGACAACATTACAGATGTTACCTTCAACATGTTGGCTCAGTCTATAGAACACATATATGATGGTGAACAATTTCATTATGCAAAAGAACAGACACCTCAAGAATTGATTGAATTTATCGAACAATTAAGCCAAGAACAATTTGAGAAATTGGAAAACTTTTTCAATAGTATTCCAAAATTAAGAAAGTCGGTTGATATCACATGTTCAAAATGTGGTTTTCCACATAAGTTGGATGTGGAGGGACTCGAAAGTTTTTTCGTTTAATACTTTGTTATGATGATTTAAAAAATTACTTTAAGACTAACTTTTCTTTGATGCAACACCATAAGTATAGTCTTACTGAACTTGAGAATATGATACCTTGGGAACGAGATATCTATGTCGCCATGCTAATTCAATATTTGGAAGAAGAGAATCAGAAATTAAAAGAACGCATGAGAAAATAATAGATGGCCGAAATAACAAAAAGTTTAAAAGAGACCGCTGGTAAAATTACTGGCGGTTTTGGCCGTGGATTATCAAAATTAAGTTCAGTATTTAAATCAAAAAAAATTGAACCTGACATGAGTGATATGTCGGGAAATATGTCCAACACACAGTACCTTGGATCAATATATCAATTGATGGTAGATTCAGATGAAGAGAGAAGATTAGAATATGAGAGAGAACAAAATTTAAAAGAAGAAAGTGATTCTGAAGAACAAAGACAACACCAAGAAATTATCAAGGCACTGACTTTACGTAGAGCACCAAAACCCAAACGAGTTATTCGTAGAGAAAAGAAAGCAGCTGAAAAAGCTGAAGCTGGTAAGCCAACCAAAAAGGTTGAAACTCCTAAGAAGGAAAAAGTTCCTAAAACAGAAGCACCTAAGGCGGAAGCTCCTAAGACAACAGCTCCTAAAACTGAAGCACCTAAAAAGGAAGCTCCTAAGACAGAAGCACCTAAGAAGGAAGCTCCTAAAACAGCTGAACCGGTTAAACAAACACCAAAGCAACCGGCACCAAAACCTGCGGAACCAGTTAAACCCAGTGAACCCGTTAAGTCATCAACCGCAACACCAAAACCATCTATACCAGCAAAACCTTCAGTGACCGAAACTGCTGTAAAAATTACTACTGGTGGCGCAGGCATTGCTGGTATGTCTGCGGCCGCAGCGGCTTCTATCAAACTTGAAACAGGTTCTGATGCTTCACAAGCTATTAAAAAAGTAGGTCAAATAGTAGATAATGACCCTAAAGCTGGAGTTAAATCTTATGGAGTTTTTGGTTTAAATTCAGGAGGAAAAAATGTTAACGAATCTTCCATAGGTAGTTTTGTTAAAGAAAATCGTCAATTCGCTTTTAAATCAACTATAGCATCTAAACAATTTGATAATGAATGGACAAATATTGCCAACACAAGACCCAAAGAGCTTTTAGATGCTCAATTGGCTTGGTATGACCGACATGTTGCTAAGCCTGCTCTGAAAGACCTATCTGGGTTTCCAATAGCAATAGTTTCTGATCCCAGAGTTATACTTTATATGACTGATAGGAGAAATCAATATGGAGGCCAAGGCTTAAAATCTGCTCTTCAAAAAGTAAAATCGGTTTCAACAGCCGAAGAATTTATAGATAAGATGACAGAAATTGATTTGAATAATATAGAAAAAGATTTTAAAACTTATTTACAAAATAATCCTAAAAATAAACTAGGTTTAGTTAGTAGAATTGAAAAAAGAAAAAAGTTGGCGTTAAGTCTTTCTAAAATGCAAGAAGTTACTAAAACTGAAGAAAAATCTAAACAGGTTATTTCAAACGCATCTTCAGGCACACATGTGGATCAATATTCTAGACAAAATAAAGATATGAAGGCACAAGACAAACCAGCACCCGTGAATGTTCAACAAAATACAACAAATGTGTCGAATACAAGTGAATCATCCACTCCTTCAAAAGTTGATGATAGACCAGCACACAAAAGGAAGTAAAAGATGGCAGACAATAAACTGAATTATCAGCAAGCTAAAAGAGTTCGCGGCACAAGTTTCAAAGACCTTTTTGTCGATCAATTGGCCAGTAAAGGTGTGGTTGGTTCTATTGGCAAAACAATATCGATGAAGACACAGGCCAAAATAAAAGGTATCAAAGAGAAATTCGATCCTCTGGCTATTGCTAAGTTTATGACATTTGGTTCTAAATTAGGTCCCGCACTTTTGGGTAAGATGATGGGACGAAAGCAAGAAGATATTGACTACTTCACTGGTAGATTGCGTCACATTCGTTTTGGTGGTAAGTCTGAAAAATTGAATAAGTTGCAAGGCCAAGGTGATGGTGGACCTGGTATTAATGAACAGTTGGCTAAAATTTATGGTTTTCTAAAAAGTTCATATGAAAATCAAAAAAACTTAAAACAAAAGTCGGAGAATTTTGCAGAAGAGTTGTCGATGGAGAAAAGACGCCGACATGATGAGTTGATGACAACACTCAAAGAACTGGTAAGACGAATTAATCCTAACGCCACAGCAGAACCTGAAGAATCTAAATCTATGTTCGATAGTTTGTTTGAACGATTATCAAAGTTTGGAGTCTTATTGGCTCAATTAGGTGCAAAAGTTGCTGGGCTTGCCATAGATTTTGCTAAATCACTTGGTCGTACTGCTGCACAAGTAGCTGCGCCGGCTATGAAGTGGGCTCTTGGTGCAGCTTTGAGTCCTTTAGGACTTGCATCCGGTGTTGCATCAGTTATAGCTACTCCGTTTGCGCTATCGGCAATAGAAAAAGGTAAAATAGATGAGAACCCATACTCGAAAGAATATGATAACAATGCTTATGCTCTAAGTGTGCGAAACAAAAAAGAGGGTGGCAATCTTACAGAGGGTCAGGCTACAGAACAACTCAGAGCGAAATCAATCAAACAAGTGAATAGGCAAACTGTTGAAGAATTTGTTAATTCTAACCAAACAGATGGTGAGTTAGTACGTGAGTTGGGTAAAGATAGAACCGGTTTAAAACAGTGGTTGCAAGAAAACCCTAACAGAGCTGCAATGTATCAGGTGCCAGTGCAGGGTTTAAGTGTACCACAAACAGCCACACCAATGCCAGCACCTGCGGTGAATCCAAGAGTTTCTACAGGCAAGGTAACACCAATGGCTCCGGCAACAGATGCACCACCTGCTGCGGCCGCACCTACACCAATGGCAACACCTGTACCACCTGCTTCACCAGTCAGTAATCTCACAAACAACAATATTGACTTGAACATGCAAAGTGCGGCTACTGATAATAGTTTAAATGATGTTGTCAATAAAACGGTAACCAATGTGTCTCAGAATCAACAGAGAGTGGGACTAAGACCTAGTGAAATAT